ACCGAAACCTTTAACAATAGTTTTTGCGTCCTTGAGTGTCTTCTCGTTAAGAGAAGTGCTATTCTCAAGATTTATGAGAAGTGCTTCTACTGTTGGTGGTTTAGTATATTTCTGAAAGTAATCGTATGAGAATTCATAGATTGTTTTTTCAGATATATCTGTGAAATACTCTGGCTTCAGAAAAGGTATGCACTTCCGTGTAAACTCTTCATTCTGAATCAGATTCTTGAGTATCGTCTGTTCTAGTCTCGTTTCCATATTTAAAATAATCTCTCACTACTACCTCAAGCCTTTCCATTACATCAGGTGTAAAGAACTTCTCGGGGTTATTATTAATCGTTTTTGCAAATTCAGTTTTACCGTTTGGTAATTCCACTCGTGTTGAGGACTTCTTGAATATTTCACTTGCAAGAGCAAGGTCAAGTAATCCGTAGTATCTATCCAAACCAGTTTCATAGTTTAGTCGGACATCAACCATTCGGTTTTCCACTGTAAGTCTTGACTTTGCATTTTTACAGTGAATAATATTTCCGATAACTGTTGTCCCTTCCTTCTCTTTTTTCTTGGACAGATAGATAATAGTTGAAGCTGCATACTTCAATCCACTACCACCACCCATTTCTTTTTGAGGGAACATAGAACCAATAACATCATAAGTGTGATTCGTAACTATTAATGGGACGCCTGTCCTTCCTAGTTTGAGAGTCAATACTCTGAATGTGCCTTTAACAATTTGAGCACGAGTCATGTCTCGGGTTTCTTTACCCTCTGCAGTGTCCTCGATTTCTTTTGTAGTAGATAACATACCCAAAGAGTCAAGACACATCATCATTGGTGGTCTTTTAGCTTTTGGGGTTTCTAGATATTTGTCTAATATAGAAATTGCCTGTTGTCTGAATTCTTGAACGGTCACTACAGGCACAATGATCATTCTCTTTGAATCAATACCTCTATCTTCAATCATTTCTCTGCTGATTGCAGATTCAGATTCAAAAAAGATTACAGCTGCGTCTTTATTATCCTCAAGGAATTGTCTAACCATTCCAAGTGCAAAATAAGTTTTACCAGTTGCTGATTCTCCTGCGATTGCAGTAATTTTGTTTGTTGGTAGTCCACCATATAATGAACCACTCAATAATGCATTGAAAACATAACTACCCGTATCAACGAATGAGTCAACATCTCCAGCACTTACACCGTCAGAAACGACACTTGCATATTCGTTTCCTGATGATTTAACTAAGTCTTTAATAAATGACATAAACACTCCTCATAAATGTATACTACTATTATACTATTTATGTGGAGTGTTGTAAAGGTGGTTTTTTAACTTTCTTCTAAGCTTTCTTCGTCATCGTCTGTTATGCCAATGGCTCTGATAAGTGAATGAACTTCATCACCACCATCATTGTATAGTTTTTGAAGTCCTCGTCTCAATAGGTTTCTAGCTACTGATTCGATTTTCTTACCAGCAATCAAAGGTTTGATAAAGTCTGCTTGTGGTGTATTACCACCGTTTGTCATTTCTGCAAATGTGTTTTTGATTTCAGTGATAGACGCAGTGTTAACTGTCACCTCATTTTCATTTGCACTTAAGAGTGCAGCCATACCTAATAATAGATTTACTGACATAGTTTTCACATTTGGATATGCTTTCCTGATAACTTCGGAAGCTTCAACCATAAACCTTGAATCTACAGATTCCCAGTTTTTGTCGAACATTCCAAAACCACCTAGGTCATATGCATCTGTATCAAGGTTGGTATTACCGACATTCAATTTACATCTTTTTAGTAATGCAAGTTGATCCATTGCAGTTGAGTCTCTAAAGACAACCTTTGCTCTAAAGATTTCATCAGGTGCCATTGAGGTTTGATCTGCATTACGAGTTTTAAACATTTTTGCTTCGATTCTTTGACACTTAGCTTCTGAATGAGTAATGTCATGTGTAAATATAGAAGTTTTAATACCTAAAAGACCAACGATTGCAGCCATGATACTTCTGTGGAATCCGTCCCATACGAACTTTCTTCCATCAGGTCTGACTGCAAGGTCAACATGACCTGCTACTGCTTTATCAAAACCACCGCTGTCAATCAAACGATTGATTAGTCTTTGGATTTTGAGTTTTCTTTGGTAAGTCAAATCAACATAGATATCAGACAAAGGAATTAAATCCTCACCTGTATATGGTGATGCTGGTTTGAGTTTTTTAAGAGTGTCAAATTTGAAATTATCTATTTGCAAGATAATCATTATGATATCCGAAAGTTTGACGACTTCCGACATTGCACCGATTTGTGCAAACGCTTGTGACTTCTTCATAAGTCTTTCTCCTTGTTGTTTCCAACAGTTGTTATTAACATATTCCGCTAGGAATACTACTATTATATAGTGTGCTTGGGAGTTTGACTAGAGGGTTTTTCTCTTTTCTTTTCTTTCTTTTCTTTCTTGTCTGATGTCTTTAATAGTGTCGTTTCTTGCTAAAGACTTCTCTATCATAGTTTTGATTAGATAAATTTGACATTCCAAATGAATAATAAAACCAAAGATAACCGCTATCATGGCAATGTAGAAACAGTCTAGAAATTCAATAACCATTATGATACCTCGTCAATTTGTTCTTGGGTGACTGTTCCTTTTTCTATAAGAAGCTTGCGGTGGATTAAATGTTGTTCTTGGATTTCTTCTTTATTACCACCAGCATAATCAACTGCATGGTGGTCTGCAATCATTTGTTGATTTATACTAACTTTACCTTTCACATGACCATCTCTTAAATTTGCTTCATGTTTAACAAATAACTCACCAAGAATTCTACCAAACTTCCCTTTATCATGAGAGATAAGGGTGACATCTTGTTCTTCTAACAAGTGTTGTAAGTGGTATTTTGATGCCTTGCCAAAGAGCTTTTCGACTTTATCTCGTGTGCGAGATTCAGGGGTATCTATACCCTTTAGCCTCACTCTTTGTTTCTTATAAACCATTCCGAATCCTAAATCGATATCTACATCAACTGTGTCACCATCAACCACGCGGGTAACATTTACATTATATTCATACATACCCTTATTTAGGATATTCTTGAATTATAGGTTACTTTTATTGTGGTTTCTATGTTCGATTTTTGATTCCCAGTCCTTTACTGCTTGTGAAATTGAATCTTCTGCAAGAACTGAACAGTGAAGTTTAATTGGTGGGAGCTCTAGTTTTTCTGCAATGTCCTTATCTTCGATAAGTTTTGCTTGTTCTATTGTTAATCCCATTAACATATCAACAAATAATGAAGAGGAAGCGATTGCACTACCACAACCATAAGTTTTAAACTTAACATCTTCTATAACATCTGTTTCGGGATTAATTTTTAAATCAAGTTTCATGACATCGCCACAAGCTGGTGCTCCAGTCATTCCTGTTGCAACATTTGGGTCTTTGGGGTCGAATCTACCTACACCGTGTTTATCGGGGTTGTTGAGGACATTGTTGAATCTATCTACAACCTTTTTACTGTATGCCATACTCTATATAGGTAAACTTATCCAAAAAATGAGTCAAGACTAGCAACTGGTTCAACATTCCAGCCAATTAAACTAATAACAACCTTCAAAGGGTCTACGAATGCTTTATCAAATTGCATATCGTAATCTATAAATCTATGTAAATCTAATTCTCTAGGTAATACATTAAGGAATGCAATGACATTCTCATTAATAGGATTAGGGGTTGACAAATAACTGAAATGTATCTTCTCACCATTCTTAACCATTTCATATCTTCTATCGATATTCTTCTTCTTAAGGTGGTGGTTATATAACAAGGAACCTCTTACATGAATCGGAGTTCCTTTTGAATAGATATGTGTTGGGTCTGCATACTGAACTAATCCTTTACACCCTCTAGGAAATGCAACTTCCTCGGGTGGTAAATTCCTAAACTCTTTTCGGGCATTCTCAACAAACTCCCACAAGTCTGTTTCTTCACCATTCATAACAACTTGAAAAGCCTCTGTGAGTTTTCCTCTAACCCATTGTGGTGTTGAACTCTTTGCAGTTTCAATACCCATCATTTTAAGTTTAGGAGTTTTTAATCTGACCCCTTCGTTATCATGCACATTAAGAATATATCGTTTCTTTGCAGTCCAAATACCACGGTCTGCAATAATCTCTCTGCCCATTTCCATTTTGTTTTGATATGCATTTGTATATTCTGCAAGTTCGTCAAACCCTTCAGCAAGAACTTTCTCAATCAAACCTTCGGAGCTGTTTAAGAAGTCTACAATCTTACCCTTGTTTGTTTCTTCGGGAAGAACTCTTTGAACTAATTTATCCATAGTAATATAAAGTGAATCAGTATCCATTGCAATTACATAATCTTCATTATCAGTTTCAAGAGTTTTGTTTAAGAATTCGTTTATGGTTTTCTCAGCCCACTGAATGATTAGTTGCCCGCTAGTGGTGATTGCTTCTGCAAGGTCGACACTAAAGAAAGCAAAGTATTGATTTGCAAGAGCTCCGTATGCTGAATTGAGTGCAATCTTTCGAACCATTTGATTGTTATTAGCTCTCTTAATTAAAGTATCGAGTTCTTTTCGTCTTGGTTTATCTGCACTCTGATATTCAATTTGATAGTCAATCATTTTCCTCTTCCAAGCCTTTCTCTCGTCATAGAACTTCTCCATGAGCTCGGGAAGAAAACCTTGTCGGTTTCGTGTAAACTTTGCACCGTTAGGACAAACAGTATTATTCTCTTTCTTTAAATGACTAAGGTCAACTTCTCTATTGAGTAAAGACTTAATAGAAACCTCTTCCTTTGCAGACTTAACCATTTTCTCGGGTGAGATATTATGTTGCATAATGATATGTGGGTATAGAGAATTTAAATCAAAACTCACAACCCAATCATGTCCACCAACTAATGGTTCTTTAACATATGCACCTATGATACGACTTGTCTTCTCACGAGACATTTTTTGTGGTGGTGTTTGGATATTCTGTTCTTTTAAGAAGTTATAGATTATGGTTTCCCAATACTTAACCATACCAAATGTATCATTATAATTACACTTTGCATTATAAGACATTGTTTGAACCAACTCAATCAGTCCAAGTTTCTCTTCTAGTTCTTCAACTAATACAGCGTCAACAACATTATACTCTAAAAACTTTTCATAATCTTGTCGATAAAGTGTGTGTAAGTTTCCATACTCTGAATAATCTAACTTACCTTTACCAAGTTCAATGTGTGAAATATGGTTTAATGAATAGGATTCTTGATTTACAAAAGTATGTTTCCTATAGAGCTCGAGATAATCAAGAACATTAATCCCATAAAGATTGAATACTTGTTGTTTTTGATATCCTTGTGAAACGAATTCTCTAACATCTGACATTCCCCATGGAGATAATTTCTTATGTTCGTCTTCTCCAATAATTTTATCAATACGATTACAAAGATAAGTTATATCAAAAGAGTTTACATTCCAACCAGTGATAATATCGAATGATTCCTTTCTCCAGTATTTGATAAACTGCATTAAAAGGTCTGCTTCATTTGTGCAAGGACGATAATCATAATTCTTACCATGATTCCATTCACCAAGACCGAATACTACTGGAGGTTTACCAAATGGTTTCATAGTGATTGCATTAACCTTCTCGCCTGCAATCATAGGCTCAGGAAATCCGTCTTCACACTCACACTCAATATCGAGTGAAGCTGTCTTAATTAATTTTGGATTGAATTCTATATCACCTTGAAACTTATCTGCAATATAGGTGTAGATATATTTGTCGTATCCGTGGATTTCAAATCCGTCAACGGCATTATATCTTTCTCGAAACTTTCTTGCACCACCCATGGAGTTAAGATTAACTGCCTCAAGGGGTCTTCCGTCTAATGCACGGAATGCTGTTTCTCCTTTTTTTGAGGGTATGTAATGGTTGGGACGATATGCAACGGAAAGTTTTAATTGTTTCTTTCCTTTGT